CTCAGTGGTCAGCGGAACCGCATCTCAACACTTGGGTAGATTTTGGTGACGGGCAGGAGCGGGTGGTTAACGGGTTGTTCTCCGGTGACAGAAACACATCTCGAGACAACTGTATAAAACATGCCATGTACTCACACCTAATCCAAAAAGCTACGAGAGAGCATATCCCCTGGTTTTCCATTGCTGGCTTGTGCATGACCGGGGATGATGAGGATGCAGCGTTTGGTTCATCAGTGCAGGCAGCGTGCTACATGTCCAACCACGCCAGGGCCGGGTTTGTCCTCAAGGTGGAAAAACAACTGGCTGGAACTTGTGAGATGCCAACACATGAGTATCTGCAGAGAGCTCTGACGAGCGATGGCCGTCCGTCAAGACCGCTGGCAGCAGCCCTTGCTCAGACTATGAGCGGCAACTGGTATAAGACGCAGTTCACGTGGTTCGATAGTGTCATAACCTCGACTTGCGATAATGCCTGGGAGCTGCACACGCGGGGCTTACCGCTGGATGTGGCAAGGTTCGTAGCGGGCAAAGTACTCTCCAGGACATTAACAGTGCCTGATGGTACTGGAAGGAGGGACCTGGAATGGTGGAATTACCGTTCTTCTGGGTCTTACAGCCCATTGTGGGGAACTGTAACAGACGCTCCGCCAAAACTAACGGACCCACTGTCGGCAGTCAAGGCCGACCCCACACAACACGGCATCGTACAATATTCAAGTCTCATGAGGCGAAGGTTCGGCGAGCGATATCCGGAGCAGAAGGCCAGGAGATATGAGCTGAGCTGTGCCAAGCAGGCTCTATCGAGCATTTTCGTGAAAGATCGATTCCAGGTTCTAGCAGCGGCTGCTAGCGAAGTGTGGCCGACCAGGACCAACAGACGCGTGGATGTGCTGAAAATGACAGTAAAAAGCACTGCAAGGCTGTCTGAAAAGAGACTAACGACTCTGGTCACCCAGCTCGGAACCTCGGACATGCCTGAGTCGAGACGGGAAGTGTTGAGCAGGTTTGGTGTTGATGAGGAGTTGGTTGAGACGTTGGGCGGGATCAGAGAATTCATCAGGTCACTCAGGCCACACGAGATGCAGTACTGGTCTGAGACGGTGGAACCAGCGGTGTTGCCTAACTGGGCAATGCACGAAGACCCGGCTGTCAGGTCACAGTTGGCAGCGTGCTTGGGTACCAACTGTCGCCAGTATGCTCG